GAAGATCCAAAGGCATGGGAACGAGTAGAAGAAATAATGCGGAAAGATACCAACCTGCATTTTGAATCTACTGGTATGACAGTTGATGATTTAGATAAAGCAATGCGTATCGCGTCAGTGGAACTATGGGACGGGCAAAGACCAGACGTAATCGTGTACGACTACCTTGAATTGATAAGAGGTGGAGGGGCAGGAGATGCGGCAAGTGTGCAAGCAAAGATCGAATCCTTCAAACAACTAGTCTCTGACTGGCGTGTTGTAGGCGTAATGTTGCACCAGTCTGGGCGTGGTTCAGGTAACCGCGGCAAGGCAGGTGGCATAGAAGCAGGGCGTTACGCATCCACAAGTGAAAGCCATTTTCTTATAGAAACATGGCGTAGATGGGATGACACTAACCTTGAAGATGAGGTTCGTCACCATTATGAAGATGAAATTAGCGTAGGCTTATGGAAGAACAAATCAGGGGATGGCGAAAAAGCAGAAACTAACCTAAGAATAGGATCAAGCGGACGCTTGTTAGAACCCGGAATTGTGTGGGAGCAGATGAATTTCGATGAGTGATTTAATAAATACATTTGGGTTACTGTTCAGGGGTTTCATGTCAGCACATGGAACAGATGAAGGTGGATGTAAATGGGCGATAGTGAATCGCACCACATTTGAACGTCACATATCAGGCGAGGAAATGATTGGGATTTACCCAATGGTTTACAACCCTGAAAATACAACAGCAGAATTTAACTGGGAAGAAAACGAAGATAATAACCGTTATTATCCAGATATGCAACCAGACTTATGGCATTGCAAATGGGGTGCTATAGACATAGACGAAGGAGATGACTCACTAGTCTTAGCAAAAAATGTGAGTGTACTCTTATCAGCATTAAACATTCCTAGTTGGGTGGAACTGTCCAGAAGTAAAGGATGTCACGTATGGATCTTTAATCAACAATGGACACGTTCATCTGTTATGCGCCGAGCAATGAAAGGCGCATTGCAACTATTAGAAATACCTTACGATGCTGTCTACCCTAAACAAGATTCACTGATGGGACCACCCGGAAATTACATGCGCATCCCTTACGGTGGGAAACGACCAGAAGGTAGACAAGAAGTTTTTAATTCAGAAGGCGAACGCTTAACTCTTGAACAATTCGTTGAACAAGCAGACAACAATCGTGCATCTTTAGAAGCAATAGAACACGCCGCAACCCTGTACAAAGAACCACAACCAGTGGTTCCAGACTTGCCACCTAAACGAGACTACAACAAAGAACCATTAATGAACCCTGATGGGTCACGCTTACGTGGACTGTCATCACAAATGTTTGATAATGGACCCGTTCCGTATTACAAAGAACAAGGAGCAGGCAGAGGTAGACATGGATTTCTTAACAGATTTGCACGATCCATGTTTGAATCCGGCTATAACCATGTTGATGTCGTATCATGGACTAAAGATCTAGACTCAAGGTTAGGACAGTGGTGGGATGACGGACCAAAATTCCAAGGCAGGCACGACTGCGAAAGACAAATTGAAAGACTTGTCCAAGAAGCAAAGCAAAGAGCAGCCAAGTGAATACTCATTTGTTGTTGAAGGCAGACCTAAACCTAAAGCAAGACCACGCATGTCACGCAAAGGAATGGTTTACACACCTAAAGAAACAATCATTGCTGAAGAAGCCTACGTTCATGCACTTGGAGATGACTGTCCTGTGTTTGAAGGACCAGTCGAAGTGGAGATGACATTTTGCATAGATCAAACACTAGTAACAATCAAATCAATACCCGAATCGGAGACGAAACTCAGAGGGGATCTGGACAACTACGTGAAAACGTGTCTCGATGGATGTCAAAGAGCGGGAATAATACCAAACGACAGGCTAGTAATGAGAATCCAAGCAGAGAAAACAACGTGATAACCGTAGATTTAGAATCTTGGGAATACGAATGGGCTTCCCATGTAGGCGCAAGACGTTACATAGAAAACTGGGAACGTGGTGATGCAGCGCATTACGACAGGAATCGTATGCAAGACGATAGAACTGCACAGGTAGCAGCCTGTGTAGCAGAACTAGCAGTAGCCAAACACACAAACAAATACTGGTCAGGTCATGTTTGGAAAATAGACAAACACGACCAGTACAAACACATTGCTGATGTAGGTAAAAACATAGAAGTTAAACGCGTACGAACCAGCACCAATGCAGCAGTTAGACGCAGACAAAACGGATTAGGTTTAGTCTTGTTTGTTGTACGAGTTGTTGAACCAGAGTTACGTTCAGCAGAAATACTAGGGTGGATAAGCCAAGACTTAGGTTGGGCTAAAGGTTCACCATCAGATTATGACCCTGAAAATACAAGAGTAATAAGAGAAGAATGTTTAAACTCTCCGATGAACTACAATAGTGCATATGGCGAAGAAGGAATTTCCGTTTGATCCTATTAAAGGTTTACGGGGAGCATCTCATACAGAAATTCGGGGAGCGCCCGATACCCTTATCCAAGCATTACAACAAGCAAGCCCCTTCAGCGAACCGCGCCTTTCAAAAGAGGAAAGCGCGGCTCGCCATGAGGTTGTTCTCGATGCGTTGGAAACGCTTGAAGACTGGGAACTCTGGCTACTAAACGCAGTTCTATTTGAACGCATGAGTTTGCGTCAAATACAATACGTAATGGGTATACCTAAAACCACAGTCGCACGCAAACGTGACAAGATCTTAAACAAATTAAAAATTTATTTAGAAGAACATCCTGTGATTAAAGAATACTTAACCTAATCTTGAAAATCTTCCAACGCGTCAGCAGATCTCATAATCAACTGGCTGATTGTAGAAAAAACGTGCGAGTGTACGGGACTGTTGTCAAAGTCGTTTAATAAACTTTCAGCAGCGAATGCCATTACGTGTTCGTACGGTAAAACAATCAAGACACCTAAAGAATCTTCGTGCCATTTAGCATGATTATTGTCTTCTAACTCCATGAGATGCGAAGTGTCTCTCATATCTTCCATGATTTCAGTAGCAATGTAATCGTATTCGTCAGTAAAAACTGCAAACTTCTGATTAACCTGCTCCTGATTCACGGTTACTTATCCTTTGCTACCTTGTCTTTAACAATAGTCTTAAGCACAGAAACGGCAGCAGCCAAACCTGCTATGCCCGCTCCTTTAGCCGACGACAAATCAGCAACAACGAATGTGCCTAGAAACGCTTGAGCGAAAGTCCACCCCGCACGTTCCAACATATCAATCATATTTTTCATACTGTCCACAATACCTTCCATGTGTTTTTGTCAATAATTTTATTGACTTTCATAGCATAATTTGATTTGAATTTTTTAACTGCATCCCCAGTTTTTCTTCCGTAAATTCCATCCACTTTCAAATTTGCTTTAACTAAATCGTTTAACCTGTTTTGCGCAAGAGAAACTAACTCACCCTTACTGCCCCTTTTAAGAACACGAGTGTCTAAATGCGCATTACCTTTGTCTATGATGTAACGCTGAATAGCGCCCCAATCAATAGCAACATTGCTAGGACTATCAGCCACGTTCGCGCCTGAATAAATCCATTCAGTTAAATTTTTGCCGGGACACGTAGTAGTTGAGAAATCTTTGTGACACTTGAGCCATAAGTGATCCCCGTATTTTTTCCGAATTGCCCCGACAACGGTAAGAATAGATTCTTTACCAATAGCAGTTAAGTCTTTATCAGAATCACCTATGTAAGAAATAGAAATAGTTTTAGAGTTCCAACCTTTAGTAGCCGCACCTATTTTCCAGCCGCGACCTTCAAAAATTTCACCAGTTTCACCTGACACTAACCAGTTGTAACCAATAGCATCATACTTCCTAGTTCTCACATGGTACCTGTCATGTCCTCTCACACGGTCCCACGGCTCATGTGAGGGACCCGTGGTATGGTGAATGACAATACCTACTACTTTTCTACGAAAATTTCTGAGAGGCTTACCAGAGTTAATCGCCCCCCAATTAGATCTTGAGATGTATTCCATACTCTAAGGATAGTTTGTCCTACCGCTTACGAGCGCGATCAAAGTTTCTTTCCTCAGCAATCTCATCACGCATCTCATACTGACGGCTAATCAACTCCATCTGCTGCTCATATTTAGTGTTAGTCCTAAGACCAAGACCAAACGCAAACGACATCCACGTAGACAACGTGCGTTCCTGATACTTCTTTTCATCAGGAAACAACCTGCGGAAATCAGTAAACGTAGGCAACAACTGAGCCATAGAATGCAACGCATAATCAGGCATCGCCCACTCGCCCTGATTGTTTTTTCTCGCCGTGCCAGCAAGTTCCAACAACGGCATAAGACCCGGAATCATAGTGTAAGCACGAGGAACCACCTCAGCACTACCATCATAAGAATAACCTTTCCAAAGATTTTCTTTAGAATGCCACTCATAAGGCGCTTTAACTATCGGAGTTATCTGAGTGCCAATAGAACCAATCGCTATACGCACTCTTTCCACAGCAGACAAATCTTTATCAAAACTTAACGCAGGATCCAACAACTCTAAAGGAGTTTTAAACGGCATGTCAGGAAGAATAAACATATCCTCCCCCTCAAACTTGAACGGCAATTGGATAGCACCCTGACGTTGCATCCAACGAGGATAAATAGAAGGTGGACCCTCAGTCGTAGCCTCAACTTCTTTCTTTAAACTCATGTAACGATTAAACACTTCAGGTCTGCGAGCAAACATCTCCATCATCAACGGCATGTTCTTACGAGTCCACGTATAAAAAGGAACCACTTTTTTTACAACATTACGTTCAAAATCAGACAAGTCATCGTAATCAAAATGAAATTTCATAACATTATTAAACGCACTCTCCGCAGTATCACCTTTTAACAAAGTGTCAAACCCTAAAGAACCACGCACAAAAGTTTCAGTAGCCATACCAACATCACGAGACAACTGCAAGAACTGGTTGCGAGTAGAGAAAGGATTAACAGCATCCAACAAATTAACCTTTTTGCCTCTAATCTTTATATTAAACGGCATGACCTTTTCTTTAAATCTAGTAGCACGCCCCCGACCCTGACTTTGCATCACAAACTCGTTCGCAACCTGACCATGAGCAGAACCAAGCGCACCATTCTCAGCCAACATTCGCACATACTGAACATGCTCAGGGTTAACCTTGTCAGGATTAATGCCACGTTTCACCATGCTTTTACGCGCCTTCTCAGCCTGCTTAGTTAAACCTAAACGAGTCATTTCTTCTTCCTGATGTTTCCAATAAGCGCGCATAAACTTTCTGTAACTAGACCAATTCATGCCAGCCAAATGATTCATAAACACAGCAGACATAAAGTTCCTGCCATGAAATCCGGGTTTTGCAATCATGTAAGCGCGCAACAAATTATGCAACTTGTCGTACCTGCGGACAAATGTTGCAGCCCCACCTCTAGCCACGTAAGTCTCAGCCGCTTTCATAGCCTCAACAATCTGAGCGGGACCCTGCAAATCAGCACCAATAGGTTTAAAACCAGAACGGAAAACAGTATCCAAAACTTCTTCACGTTTACCTATCTTGTGAATATCATCAACACTCTCAACCAGCGGAGAAACCAAATCTATCCAATCGTCAGCACCCTGCTCGAAACCATCCAAAGCCAACGCAAGCATCTCAGAATCATTTTGAATAAGAGCGCCTACAGCCTGCCTGACAGCAATAAGATCATCAGGTAAATTCTCCAACGGAACATTAGCAGGCGCACCCATGCGCCCAAGAACCGCTAAAGCCTCATCAACTTGAGCGTTGGTTTTAACCATCGCTTGAGTTGCTATCCATTCCTCTATGTTTGCCTGATCCAAAGCAAAATCACCAGCAGAAATATCTTCCTGCAAACTTTTTCTTATTCCCTTAGCGACATCCCACCTAGTTAAAACGTCAGCCAACTGGCTTTGCGCCGCTTCAACATCATTAACAAGAGCCGCTCTTTCAGCGACAAGATTCTCTAACAAATCTTGTTTAATTACTTTTTCAGTTTCATCCATGACATTACGAGGAGCAGCCAAAGTTTCGCTTTGTATCTCCCACCAGTCCATGAACGCTGCCGTGTCACGCAACTGTGTCTGCTTTGCGAATGCTTCTTCACGAGCATCTACAACAAATTCAGGTAAATCGTCAATACCCATATCAGGTGTTTCTAAAATTTCGTCTGGAACTCTTGCATCCAACGGAATGTCATCACCCCTTTTAGCAGGGTCCAACAAACTAGAAATGTTTCTATGAGTCATAGCCACATCACCTGAATGAACAGCCAACGGGTTAGTCAACATCATGCTCGGAAACCCTTGTTGATATCTACCAGCAAGATCATGCACATTTTCTAAAGGATTAATCCACATCGCAGCGTTATACCCATCCGCAGTTAAAGACCTTCTGTATCTTTCAAAAAAACCTTTAGCCCAACGGTAATTATTTATATCTTTTCCCTTGTAATCCATTTCATTTACACCTGATACTTTTACAGGAACATCAGCATCTGCTTTTGCTGAAGGAGGAAGATCAACCAACTTTGCTTTTTCAAGGTCACCAGCAGTACGCATGTCTGCTAAGGCTCTATCAAAATGGTCTGCCCATTCTTCCAAAATCTTATGGTATTTACCAATATTCTGCGCCCACATTTGAGGCATTAAATCTCTGTCTTTCATAGCCAGATAACGTGCAAACATTTCAGGCATGTCAGACAACTCTTTATCTAAACCAAGAGAAGGCAAAGCAGGATCGGGACCTCTTAAAGTATTGTTAATAAAGTTTGTTAAATCCTCATCAGCAGGACTGTCAGTAGCCGCCCAAACAACTTTATCTCCGGGTCTTTTAAGAAGTTTATTACCTCCACCGGACCCTCTTAGCCGCACCTGTTGAATAATAAACGAATCAAAAGTTTTACCACCACCGTCAGCGTGCTGCAACCAGATAGCAAACTGTAAGCGTTCTTCAAAAGGAGCAGATGCTAACTTGTTTAACATTTGCGCACGAGGAATATTAGCATTCCATTCGTACAAATTTTTAGGCGCACGTAACCTGCCCATGTCACGAGCAATTTCAATACTTGCAATAGTTCGATCCAACCTTGGGTATTGTGCGTTATTAGGCATTTGTTTCATGTGGCGAATAAAACCATTTAAAAACTCAGGGTCAGAATCAGCAACGCGAGACAACTGATCTAATCTCATTTCAGGTGCAGCATAACCATAGTAACTTCTATCTAAAGACATTAATTCTTCAAGAAGTTCTTCAATTTCTTCAGGACTTCTAGTGTGATTCATTTGCATGGCAAGTTCAGCAGCACGAATCTCTTGATCGGGGTGTACACCATAAACTTTTATGTTGCGCCCACCTAAAGGAGTTTCTAAAACTAAATTAAATTTTTCACTAGCAGTATCGTAATACATTGCATTAGGAGTAGCATTCAAAAATTCGGCATCACCCCATCCACCCCAAGGAGAACCATATCTGTCACCAAGCCCTATTTGTGATGGACCAGCCTGATGGAATAAACGCATAATGCTGCCTTCTTTAGACGCAGTTTCAATAGCGTCTTCAGAAATTCTACGTGACCTTAAATATGCTTTAGCAAAATCGTCACTATCAAGTTCAGGAAATGATATATCAAAATAATCTGCTAAATACTCCAACCGTTTTTCTAAGAAATTAGCGTAAGGACCTATTTCATTAGGAGCCAACCCCGGCATGTGTCGTCCTACAAAATTTTCCATTCCCCCCATTTTTAAACGAAGATCCAAAAGTTTTGTAACCTGTTTACCTAACAGTTTTGTTGAATCACCATCAGGAATACCAGCCTCCGCTAAGGATGCATACAAAGGATTTTTCCCTTGCAAATCTAACATTGATTGAAGATCGCTTACATTGAGATAATCCCAACCATCAGGCACATCTACTTTAAGATCACCCATAGCCCGATGAAAGAAAGAAGAACCATTATCAATACGCACAAACCCGCGTGTTGCAGACACACCAATATTGTCAAAACCTAAACCAAGTACATCCCAGTTTGCTAAAAGAATATCGGCAGCCAAACCTTCTGTCATAGCCTCAGCCAAAGTCTGTGAAGGTAAACTCATTCCATACTCTTGAATTACATTAACAACTGCGTCAGTTTTTATTAACTGAAACGTACCGTCCGGCATCGTAACAATAGAAGCCTCTAAAGGATCTAAACCAGACGCTGCAACCGTTTGAATATCATCTATCCAAGGAGCAACATGATACAAACTGCCATCAGCAGAACGACTCGCGTAACCATCTGGAGCCTGAAGCCCCAACTCACGGTACAAACTGTTTGCTAAAACCTCACCAGTTATCCGATCACGACCATTACCATCAGCAACAAACTTGCCATCCGCTGTTTCATCACCGTACTGTTTCACATAATAACGAACACCATCATGCTCAAAACCGCCACCAACATTGCTTCCCAACTGTTCTTCAAATCGGACACCACTCATAATGTCATCCACACTCGGACGAACAGGATCAATAGGCAACTGAGAAGTAGTCGGAGATGAACGCATAACATCTCTAACCTGTTTCATGTGAACGTAATCACGCACACCCATATAAGCAGCCTCACCGTTATGATCTATGTAATGCAAACGCAACGGAACGCCTTGCTGTTCCGCTAAACTTTCCGCAACATCAATGCGTCTATCCAAATCTGTGATCTGTTCCATCATCGTGTTGTCGATCTGCTCAACTAAATCATCTATTGCTTGCCCATCAAAAACGTATGCGCTTTGCGGCATACTCTTAGCAGCATAAAAAGTTTGCAACCTTTGTTGCATAGCAGGACTATCTAACAAATCTTTAAAACTCTCAGCGAAAGGATCAAACCCTTGCGCTGCAACCAAATTATATTGAGCCTGAATTTCGTTAACAATCCATTCTTCTGCTTCTAAAACATTTTCACTAGTAGCAGGAGTGGCAGCAACATTGTCGCCTACGAGAGAAACATACTCTGAAATAGCCTCATTCGCTTCGTCAACTTCGGAACGAATCCGATCTAACGAATCAGACAATTTCACAGCAGGGTTCCCAACATCACTTGTAAAAGTTATTTCACCAGCAGTAAAACCATAATCATCTTTTTGGTTGCCTATTTCAAAAGACCGTTTAGCATCCATGTTTAAGAAATCTATTTCACGCTCAACACCCAACCACACGCCAATACCATTGTTATCACCATTCTGAAGAATGTCATTAACATCTTTAAACAACGCTTCAATATCTTTAGTAGTGCCATCAGCCTTAACAAAATGGTATGTGCCGTTTACCATTCGCACAGACTCTGCTATACGATCATCAACCTTATTACCAAGCGCACCTAGTGCTTTTGCTATGTCTCCATCAGGAGCATTAATGTTTCTGTAATCAAAACCATAACCAAACAAAGAAATAAACTTTTCAAAATCTTCACCCGAACCAAACGCAGCACTAACAGCACGCTCCATGTACAACACCTGAGCAGTACCACTAGCCACCGTGTCATAAGCCCACTTCAAAGTACTTCCATCAGAAATCAAAGCGTTCTTCATTTCAAGAAGTTTCTCACGCTCCTCAGCCATCTCTAAAATCTCACGAGAATCCACTTCCGCTTCATTAATCTGACGTTCTAAATCCCTTATCCTTCTATCCAAATCAGTTTTATTAGCCTTATTAGCCAACACAACTTCTTCAAGTTCCGCTGCTTCTTCCGCTAACCGCTCCTGACGAGCATTCGCTTCATCCAGCCTTCCTTTAGCCTGTTCAGCAACATCCTGCAATTCGTCAATGTTTTTTTGATTAATAACAGCATCGCCTACATCACCCTGTTTTCTGCGTAAAGCCTGAATCAACTCACCCTGAGCGCGAGAAAAGTTTTCGCTCGCTTGCCTGAACTCTTTACCAGCCTTAACAGCCGCTTCACTAGGAAGAAACACGTACTCAGCCATACGATCAATAAGAACACCATCATCTAAAAGAAGTTTCTCAGTCCAAACCTCACCAACTCTGTTTGAAATATGATCCACGTAACCTTTTAAAGCCATCTCAATGTCATCAGTAAACAACATGTAGTTAGCGTCACCACGTTCAATGATGTCAGCGATCTGATCCTCCACAGAACCCCACGTACCACCATCATCTTTAGGACTTGCAGGTTCAAAAAGTCTTTCACCAAAAAACTCGTCTGTTATAGCATCTTTATCGGCACGCAAAAGATCTTCCGCTTCTGCCAACTCAATACCATCAGCCTTCGCTCTTTTAGCAACAGCATCAGCAAACTCTTTTTCATTAACATACTTGCGTGTATATTCTGGACCTTGCGGAGTGTGCGCACCAGTCTGGTAAGCCTTACCGTCCATGTACTTACCTGTTTTACGCAACCGACTTTGCATTGCTTTTTTAAAATCTTCACTAACAATACGAGGAACAAAATTGTCAACATAACCTAAAAAGTCTCGTCCACCTGCACGAATTGCTTCATCGCGTAAATCTTCAAAAACTTGACGACCCCAAACAAGAAGGGAATCGTCACCAGTCATTTGAACAACTCTGGTAGCAGCCTCGTCATTACCACCCAAAGCACTAAACAATTCTTTTTTTAAAACACCAACATCAACCTTGTTTGTTTTAGCCCCATCATAAATAGCATCAACATAAGTTCCCGCTGTTCGAGCAAGAGCAGGTTTAGTCATCTTCCCCTTAGCATTACCACTAGCCTGAGCATAAAGTAAACGTTTACCCTGATGAACAAGAACAGCATCATCAGTAGTACGCAACTCACTTTTAAGTTTTCCAAGTTTGCCACTAAACTTGCCGCGAGTAACCAACTTAGTTAAACCACCACGCCTCAACTTTGGATTCTTAAGCCCAGTAGCCTGTTTAATAATTCCATTTCGTAAACCTTGAGGAATACCAGTAACCAACCTGCCAATAACAGGAGTCTCAGAAGTCATAAACCTCACACCAATAGGTGCTTGCAACCCCAACTTTGTTACCTTATTAACAGCACGCTCAATCGGATCAGCGATTCTTAAAGCCCGACCGATAGGACCAGTACCCGGAACTTTTAAACCAAAACCCATGTTCATTTTGGCTGCATCCTCAGCAGTCAACCAAGCACCTCTGTAACCTTGTTCCGATTGACGAAACCCTTGACGCAAAGGATCAGCAAACTCATCAGCGCCGTAACGACCAAACCGATCTAAACCAGAATCCGCATACTTACCAGCAGCCCAACGCAAATCATCAGGCTTAATACTCGTAGCACCATCTTTAATAACACCAGCACCAATGGCATACATGCGCTCAATGTCAGCAATCTCATCGAAAGTAAACTTTACAGTTTCAAAAAGTTCTTCACCTTCGTCACTCATCCTCCCTGTACGCGTAGTCCACTCAAACCCGTCATCAACCTTAGTTAAAGTCTTTTTACCCTTAGCAGTCGTATCAGCAATATCATCAGCCAAAGCCAACCAATCACCATCAGCCATCTGACGGGCAACACTACCAAGAACATCATCACCCCTAGCCTGCACCTGCCTTAAAACATTCTTACGAACCATCTCACGAGCCGCTTTACGCGCCCCGCCTTGAACCAACTGATTAGAAAACGCAATACCTTTACCAACCAAACCTAAATAAGACAAAGGATCTAAAGCAACGTCACCAATAAACCCTAAAGCAGCAGCACCAAACTTTTGCCACCCACTATTACGATCCTGCATAACATTGTAATCACGCAAAATATTTCCAAACGTGTAATTATCGTTGTACTGCTTTTTAAAATCACCCCAACTGGCATCCTGACCAGTAAACAAATCAATTCCTTCTTTAATAGCAGAAGAAGTAAAAGCCAAAGGCTTTTGAATCATGTTAAGAAAGCCGCCTACAGGACCAACACTCATCGTTTTTACATACCAAGGAGTGTTCCTTTTAATGTAATCTTCTTGCTGCCATTTTTGTTGAATCTCATGCAAAGGTCTTGCAACACTTTGAGTCTCAGGAGATATTTTAAGAATGTCTGCTATGCGTTCT